TTCAAATGTCTCTGTAATTCTGCTTTTGCTTCATCTAAAGCCCGCTTCACATTGGCTTCAATTTTAGCGCGGTCTTTATCAACAACGCGCCATACCAAACGTGATGCTGGTTTGAATCTTGCAGATAAGGTTCGCATAAATTGGTCGCCTTGCCTTCTGCCAGTTGCGTTCTTGCCATTATTGCGGCCAGCAACTTCAAAGATTGCGCCAGCGGCTGATTTATTTATCAAAGCACCAGCGCTAGTTGTGTAATCAGCACGAACTTTGCCTTGAGCCTTAGTTTTACGAATGCCAGCAATAACTTCGCCAGTATTCCAGGCAGGCCATCCGACGCCGCCACGGGAACTTCTCTGAGGGTTGGCAGCGTTGTATGGCCCCAACCGCTCATTGGAGTATCTGTTTTACCGTTACTGATGCCACCTGCAATACCGTGTGCATCACGTTCTGCATTAGCAAGTTCCGTATTGATAACTTTATTGAATCGGCGAACAGCGGATTTATCAAATTCTTTCAAAGCATCAACTGTCTCTTTGATGCCAGTGAGAATTATGACTTCATCTGCCATTTTTCTTTGCCCGCTCCTTCAAATAAATTCCTATTGCTTCCAAGATACCTTCAGGGGCATCAAGTAAATCAACAGGAGAAATGCCTGTCTCCACCGCAATTGCTGCAACCGTATAGGTCAGGCTTTCGCGGTGGATTCGGAATTTGGGTCGGCATCCAATTCTGCGCTGAGAATTGTATCCAAATATTCAGGACCAAACGGCTTCACAATGACGCCATTGACCTGTTGGGCTTTCCAAGCCAACCAATAGATGTGTTCAATTTTTTGCTCTTCACCTATAAGTTTTGGAAGCCCCTTACCAAAGTTTTGCTCAAATGCGACAATGATTCGTGGTGTTAATTTATACACCTGCTCATTGCCATCACTTGTTTTTACTTTTATTGCTAAGCCATCCATTGTTTCCCCCTTAGATTATCAGGATGTTGCTTTTGTAATTGCGCCAGAAATCGGCCAGGTGACCGATACAGTTGCGAGTTCTCCAACGCTTCCAGATACTGATTGCCATTCTGAAATCAAGGCTGAGAATGAGTAGGAAGGATTGGTAGCAGATGTAGCACCGCTGGTTGGCTTTACAGTCATTGCAACTGCTGTACCAATCTTTGTTGCTGCATCGCTTGGATAAATCAAGGTTTCAAGAGCGCCAGAAGCAAAGTCCTGGTTAAACTCAAGAGTGATTTGGTTGTCACGAAGGCCAGCAACACGGGTGCGGCTGGTGTTTGACATACCTGTTGTTTCCACAACATCCAGTGTTGAGGAAAGAGTCACTGAAGTCACATATGTCGAGATGTCAGTGCTTGCCAACACCACATACGCATCAGTTAAAACAATACGGGCCATTTACTTATACTCCTTTTGTGATAGCGCCTGAAATTGGCCAAGTCACACTTGCAGTGGCCAATTCTCCCACAGAACCTGACAACTCTTGCCATTCTGAAACAAGAGCAGTGAATGTGTAGGACGGATTTGTTGCAGATACTGCTGCACTTGTTGGCTTTACAACAACGGTTGTTGTGCTGCCAAGAAGAGGATAAATTGTTTGCTCAACCGAGGATGTTGCAAAATCCTGGTGGAACTCTAGGGTTACGGAATTGTCAGCCAATCCAGATACACGGGTACGGCCAGTTGCGATTGTGGAACTGAATGCACTGGTGTCAATGACATCTTCTGATGTTGAAATTGTAACGCTGCCAATATGGTCTGATAGGTCAACTGAGTTGATAACTATAGATGCATCAGTAAGAACGATGCGTGCCATTATTTAGTGTCTCCTTCTTGTGTCGGTGTTACTTTCGGTGTTTGTGCTGACACAAGATGGCCACCAGCAACGAGGGCTGGAATATTGCATCCTGCTTCAAGCAGTTCTTTGTCTGAAACTGATTCGCCTTTTGCCTTCAAAGCAAAACGGTCTGAATTGACTATGTATGCCATTTATTCTCCTTGGCCCCAGATTGTTAATCTATAACGATACGATAAATACTCCACATCCCCTGCGAGATATGTTCCTGATTCTGCCGATGTAACCCGCAAGGTATTGCAAGCGCCATCAAGTGTTAAATCAGATTCAATTGCTGCCTTGATGGAATAATCACCAGAGCCAGTCAAATATTTG